CACATCCATCGCGGTATTGCCTTGGAGGATGGTCGGCTCGGGGAGATTATGCGAGCACAGTGCTTTGTAGCCGGAGGGGGCCGTGTAGGCGAAGGCGCGTTGGCCGAAGTTAATGCAAGCAGTCTGTGTGTTGTAACAGCTTATCCCGAAGTAATAAGTGCCAGACGCAAGGCTTGAAAAAGCTGTGCCCTGACTGACTCCGTTTTTGTAAAATGTGACGGTGCCCGCGTCAAGATCTAAGGCAATGCCAATTACAGTATTGTCAGACGCATAAGAGGCCCCATACGAGCTAGCACTACCGTTGTTGTATTTGTTGCCACTGTCGCTGTGATAAGAGTATCCGTCTGAGTTTGATCCCACATAGGAACTATTGAACGAGCGAGTTACCCCGCACATAAAACCTTGTGTGCTTGTGTTTGTAAGTGTTGTGGCTTCGCAATACCATTTGCCAGAGCTAACACCAATGGTCGAAAATCGAGACCCATAAGCTGAAGACGGGCCAACTAGATCGAGGTTCCCGTTCGACAGTGTTCCGCCGCCACTCGCCAGCGGGTTGAGCGTCGCATAATTCCCCCTTGCCTCATTCCCCGCACCGGTGTCCGTGCCATAGCCGGTGGGTGAATCGACGAGCGAATCGTTGCCTGCACCAGATGCCACTGAGAAGTTGTTGGGCGTCCAGTTGTTGCTGCCCGCTGCATCCTTGCCAAGGGTCGTGGCCGTCGTGCCCGAGTTATCCGAAAAGGGCAGCCTGAAGCCGTTGGTGCCGTAGCTGCCGCCAAAGGCTTTCGGTATGAGCTGGCCGGTGATGGCGTCGGTTTCGGTGAAGCTGGTGGGGTCAAGACTGGAGCCATCCGCCATGTGGATGTCTGCCAAGTAAATGTCACACGGATTTGTAGAGGTGTTAGAGGAACGCACCCCGAACGTATGCAACACTGCCGTGTTGGTTAGGAAGCTAGATGACGTAAGCCCTGATCGGTTGTCAGTCGAAAATGTCGTGATCTCGCTGCCATTCACGTACATCCGTGCCTTATTGGCGTTGGTGCCGTTGGTGGAGTCAATGCGAAGAACGATGTGATACCAAGCAGATGGATCACGAAATACTTGAGTAGTTACAAGAACTGTTGCGCCTGGTCGATCAAGGCAAAGCCTGTCACTGCTGTCGAAGTAGAGGATATCTGTCCCGCTAGTGCCGACGCTAAAAACATCTTGAGCGGAACCAAGTTTGCAGCGCTTAACCCAAAAAGAAAGTGTCCAGAGATCACGGTTACCAGCAGATCCGGGAGTGCGGTTGAGGTAGGCCGAATCGGCGGAGTTGAACCTGAGGCTTCTGGAGATCTGGTAACCCACCGCAGCGTCAGCGCCAGCGCCAAGCAGGATGCCGTTATTGATAACGCTCATTTGAGGTCCGAGATCAGGCGGGCGGAAATGCGGGTGGCGGATTCGACGTAGTAGGCGAGCACATCCACCGCGTTCGCCGTTGTCGTCAGTGTCGGTGCGGTGCCGCCGGGGAACTTGAACGCACTATTGAATGACGCCGTTCGCCCTCCGGTGCCGTCCTGCGTGATCACGATCACACCGCTCTGGCCAGCCGTCACGTTGCTAGGCGCTCCGAAGGTCCGGTTGCCGCCAAGGGTGACGCTGAAGTTGTTGGCGTTGGCCATGTCGATGGTGATCGTCGTCCCATCGGTCAGTGCCGTGATCGTGCCGCGCTGGGCAACGGTGAAGTTCTGGTTGATGTTCGTGCCAGCCACTGTGTAGGTGGCGTTCTGCAGCGTGACGGTCCGGTCAGCCGTTGGGTCGGTAACCGCCAGCGTGGTCTCAAAGCCGTCAGCGGTGCTGCCCTCAAACAGCAGCGAGCCAGCCGTGCCAATCTCCAGTGCGCCGGTAACCGTGCCACCAGCCAAGGCGAGGTAGGTGCTCGCGGCGCTGGTGCTGGTCAGCAGGCCAAGGTTCGCAGCGGTAACGTCGCCCACCGTGATCCAGGCGCTATTGGCCGCATTGCGCAGCTTGAGCAGGGCCGGACTAACGCCGGTGTCGATCCACCACTGGTAGGCGTAGGTGGTGGTGGGGGCGGTCGAGCCGCTGTTCTGGCTGACGATCGCCGCAAGGATCGTGTTCAGCTCCGAGCGGAAGTTTGCGCCCGACTGGTTGGCTAGCGAATAGTCAGTTGCCTGTGCCATTAGGTGATCTGCCTGCCGTGGCCAACGGCTTGGTAGTCAAAGGTCTTACTCACCATGCTACCTCCACTGTTTCTGAAGGTCACCGTAAATCCGGTGCGACTAATGCTTGACAGTGTGAAGAAGTCGCCGGTGGCCATATCTTGCGCTGTGATGCCAACGCTTGGGGCAGCATAAAACGCCGTCGGGAAGGTGACGCTATAAGCGGCAGTACCACTGCTGAGGTTGCGCTGGGTTTCCGTCCGCCTTTGGAATTGTGTAACAACACCGAGTTCGTCGATCAGGATGTTCTGCGCGGGGTTGTGGCTGGTGGCATCGACGCGGAACTGGAAGGCTCGGCCACGGGTGGTGCCATTGACGAACGGCTGCCAGTCGTTCCAGGTCGGAGTGCCACTGGGGTTGTCGTTGGTTGTTCGCACGTAAAGCTGGGCGTTGACTGCGCTGAGGTCGTCGCCGTCGATGTCGTCCCACTCGTCGATCAGTTCGGTGCGCTCGTCCCAAGCATCACCAGGCTGGAAGGCGCGAGTCAGCAGGATTGCCCGCAAATCAATGTCGTAGACGTTGCTGAGGTCCAGCGTGTTCAGGAACTGGTAGCTGCCGCTGGTGCTGGTGGCGCCATAGAAATCAACGCTGCTGATGGCGTCCCAGTCCGGGATGTCGTCGATCAAGCCGGTGGAGGTTAGGACTAGGCCGCCTTCATCGGCGCTATAGAACATATCGGTGGCGGTGCCCTGGAATGGCGGGGCGTCGTCGTCCTCGCGGTATTCCTGGATCAGGTAAATGTCCTGCGGGGCGGGCAGGTCCACCACCACGGTTGCCACGTCGGCGGATTCGTTGCCGGTGCTATCGACAGCGCGAATCAGGTAGGTGCCCTCTAGCAGCGGGACAATTTTGCGGGTGCTGCTGCCGTTGACCGCAGGAACGATGTCGTTGGCGCGGCCCCAGGTGGCGTTGACGCCGATGTTCGGGGTGTAGCGAATGCGGACCTGACCGCCGATGCGAACGTCAAGGTCAACCGCTTGCGGCCAATACAGCTCTGCGTTGCGGTCGTCAATCGGTGCGATGAACAGGTCCGGGATGCTGGCCGGTGGTGCGGTCTTGCCAAGGGCGTTGAAGCTGGCTGTTGCCGTACCAGAGCGCTTGAAACCGCTGCTTTCGGCCTGCAGCTCAAAGTCGTAGAGGCCGACCTCGCTGTTGAGGATTTCGTAGTCGGGTGAGCGGGTGGTCAGGGTGGTCCAGTTGCCGCTGTTGTAGCGGTAGCGGAAGATGTAACGCGGTGCGTTTTCAACCGGCTGCCAGCTCACGATCAACTTGGAGAGCACCTGGCCGTTGGATTCGTACAGCAGTTCGGTGGCGCCAAGGCCCTGCGGTGTTGCGGGTGCTACGTCCAGTTCACTGATGTCCCGGGCCACCAGTGGAATGTCGCGTTCGATGTAGTCGTATTTGCCGGTTTCATGCAGCAGTGCGGTAATGGCAAAGGTCTGGCCGCCTTCCTGCTCCTGCACCGTGAGCACTTGGTAGAGCTGGGTATTGACGCTGCTGGTGGAGATTGCCCAAGTGGAGCCGACAGTGGGCACCAGATCCAAAGATGACGGCAGGGTCAGGGTGCTGCCGTTTAGCGCGGTGCCGTTGATGCCCGTGATGGTTTGGCTTACGCCAGTGGGCAACACCACGCTGAAATCCATGGTGGCGGGCATACCGTCAGCGAACATGTCTTCTGCTGAACGATCCAGCGTGACTGCCAGTGCGGTGCCGCCTGTGATGCGTCCAGCGCGGAAGCGACCTGCCTTGACAGGATCAGCCACCTGCACAATCTGACCGGGGCGGACTTGGGTGCCTTCGGCGATGCCCGTAGCGAAGCTGATAACCTCGCCTTGCCGTTGCTCTGAATACAGCAGCCACTCGCCAACGCGGCGGGCCTGAGCGCGACTGGTGCAGGCAAAGGCAGCAATCTCAACTTTGTTGACGCCGTATTTCCGCATGGCGTCGGTGTCTTCCACCATCTCGTAGGCGGTCTCGCGGGTTTCGAGATCCAGGTAGCTGACGACCGCGACGGTGTGGCGCGTTTTGAGGCTGCTGCCGCTGTAGGTGAAACCCTCGGGGGTGACGTTGCCTTGGTTGAAGACGAAGGTGGGGTCAGTGGGGCGATCCTGCGCGATCGTCAGGCTGCCGGTGCTCCAGAACGGTTGGGCGCGGAAGACTGAGCACAAATCGTTGATGAGTTTGTATGCCTCGTCTTGGGTCTGGATGCTGACGTTGCAGGAGAAACGGGGTTCAGTGCCACCGAAACCATTTGGCACCAGCTCGTTGCAATAAACACTGGCCGCATAGAACGCAAATTTGTCCAAGCTGGCGGCGGCAATGTAATCGCCGAATCCGTATCTGGTTGATGTAAGGAGATCCCACAGGATCCATGCCGGGTCGCTGCACCACTTGGCGCTTTGGAAGGTGCCGTCGAAGACACCGCTGTAAATCAGCCGGCCATTGGTTGCATCGACGGTGGCGTTACTAGGAAGGGCAATTTTGATGCCACGGATGCGATAGGAACGCTGCGGGAAGCTGCTGAACTGTTCGGCGTCAGCGAGGATGCCAACGACGGCGCTGTTGGGGTAGGCGGTCTTTGCATAGATCAGTTCGGTGTAACTGGCCCAGTAAAAGTCACTCAGGATTGTGTAATTGCCAGAGACGGCGGGATCTGCATTGATACGCACCACGCGCACATCAACAGGCGGCGCTTGCGTGAAGTCGATCTTGTATTTGCGTTGGTATAGGTCTGTGGTGCGACCTTTGATGGTGTCAGTTAGGACTGTGGTGTAGGGGCCGCCGTTGTAGGAGAGGCGGACTTCAAGATCAATTTGTGTGCCTTCAATGCCACCGTCGTTGAAGATCTTTTGCAGTTGCGGAACCGATAGTGTTACGCGAACGGCGTTGACGTTGACATCAGTAATACTGCGAGTAACGGGCGAGGCTTGAAGGACTTTGACGTTAACGCCGCTTTCTTCTTGTGTTGATGTACCCGTTTCTGTCAGATACGTCTGGTTTTGCGTGCCGTAGCGCGGATTGATTGTGATGCCTTTGAAGTTAAAATCTGCGTCCTGGTATGGCTGGCTTGCATCAGCACCAGCTCGCACCAGCGGTGTTTCTTCGATGTAAATGTCTTTCAGGAGAGCACGGTTGTAGGAATCCGTGCCACGGGTATAAGCGCGAGCGGATGGGAAACCTTCAATTTCGCCCTCGCTGATTAGATCGACGATGCGGGCGTATTGCTTAGATTCGAGGTTGTCACGCTCAACGCTGGGCGGCGAAGGCGCCGAATAAGAAGGCTGACCGCCACCAGAACCAGCAATCTGACGGTCGCTCATGACGCTGCAATCTCCTCGGTGTTAATGCCGGACGAAATGACGACTGAGCCAACAATCGTCTCGCCGTAAACAATCGGTACAGGTACACCTTGACGGCTTACGTTTTGGATGCCGCTGAAACTGTATGACTTACGTGGATCGTTGAAACTATCGGTGCCACTTGTTACGGCTGATGTTTGTGCTGTTGGAGTGAGTAGTTGAGCGGTGCCCGCAAGAGCCAATGAAAAGCCTATTGCGCCCACGGTAGGAAGAGCAGAACTTATGGCAAATGAGCCAATCATTGCCGCTCCAAACGGGTTGATTAGTGCCAATGCAATCAAACCGATCCCTGCCGCAATCTGACCGAAACCGCTACCTGCACCAACGACAACAGGGATGATGCGGATCGGCTCGCTTTCGGCAACGGGATAACCCAGCACCTCTGGATGGTCGGCAATCGCAAGCTGCAGGCGTCCGGTAGTCACCTTGTAGTGGTGCTGCGCCATGTGCCCTTCCAGCTTTGGGAAGTTGGCCAGCAGGAAACGAATTGCCTCGGTAGGGGTGCTGACTGCTGCTTTGAAGCTGCGGTGGCCGAGGAATTTAGCCAGGCTGCCGTAGACCTTGATGACCCTCATCAGCGGCACCTACTGGAGTGGCGGAGCACTCGCCCCGTCTGCTTTTGATAGTAGCCGCCGTAGATGTCGCGGGAACTAAGTCGTCCGCGAATGTGGTGAAGAATCTGCTGCTCACCCACGTAGACCGCGACGTGATTCAAGCCGGACGATCCATCCAGCGACATCAAGATGGCGTCTCCGACCTGCATCGTTTCCAGCGGCACCTCAACAAAACCCGCCTCCTTCCAGCAACCATCAAACATCGGGTTGGTGGTGAAGCCGTCCATGTCAAGCGGGCGCTCCCAGTCAGGGAGTTCTAGACCCCAGGTTTCGGCGTACCAGTCGCGAACCAGCGTCCAACAATCGCTGATGCTCCAGACCCACTGCCGCCCGATCAGTGGTGCCTTGTAGTCACTTGGGGCAATCTCGCACCATGCCAACGTGCCGGGGTTGACGATGTACCAGCGTAGGCCGGACTTGGTGCAGCCGAGGCGATCGGCGTCACTGGGGGTGGCGGGTGTTTTCGGGTGGCTATGGAAGACAGCAACCACCTCACCGGCATCCTCGGCATCGGCGTAGTCGGCGGGATCCAGCAGGAAGAAGTCGTCGGCGGTGGGGGCAAGGTTTTGGCATGGCCAGTACCGTTCGCGTCCTTTGATCACCACCACCAAGCCGCAGGCTTCCCGTGGCGCTTCGGCCAATGCGTGCTCAACTGCTGCCTTCTGCCAGCTTTTCATTAGTAGGACGCTCCAACGCCTGGGAATGAGCCGAAGGGCAGCTCGGCGTTTTCACCGAATCGCACCTTGCAACTGCTGAGACGTTTGCCGCATACATCGTTTAGCGGGTCGCCGGTGCCGGAAATGACGCGAGGCTCGGTGGTGTTGTTGATGCCCGTTTCCCAAATAACAGCGTCACTGGAGTTCAACAGGCGAAGGTTGCCGTTGTTTTCGATCACAGCGCGGTTAGCCGTACCAGTTACAGAGGCGATGGTATAAACCGCCGAAACCGTAGTCAGCGTGCCGTAGCCGACTGGTGAACGGAAGGGGTTGCTTAGGGCAGTGGTAACTGTTGCCTTAAATACGGTGTCCTGCTTCCACAGGCCGGTGGAGGAGATCACGGTTGCAGCGGCCCCAGAGCCGCTGGTTTGACGCCAGCGGTTGGTGGCAGAGGGATACAACGGTGCTTCGGCGCTAGGTATTAACTCACAGGTGGCGGCAAGCTGCAGCGTCATCGTCTTGCCTTCGTAGGTGAAGGTGTAGTTAGCAGTGCGAGTGGTGCCAACGGCATAGCTATCGGCGTTGCCTAGGACTTCGTGGAAGAACGAGCCGTTGCGACCTGCGCGGATGTCGGTTGGCTCCCAGTTCTGGTAGGTGACGGTGACAGGTGTTCCAAGGAAGGCCGTGCCCGTGCGCCACACCGATACACCAGCAGTGGTCAGCAGGCGCAGGTTGCCGTTGGATTCCATCTCCAAGCGGTAGCCGCCGATGTCTTGGGTGTTGGCACTCCACACAACGTTGCCGGCTTTGTCCTGCACAAATACGTTGCCGCGTGAGCCGATGCGCCAGCGAAACCACTGATTGCTGCTGACCAGTTGCGTCTCAAGCACAAAGGTGGTGGTGCCAGGGCTGAGCGTATTGGTGCCGCTGGGCCAGTTGGTGGCGGGCACGCTATTGAGCGGGGTGTCGTTTTCGTCGAAGTAGTTGGTGCCCGTGTAGCCGCACTCGGCACTGCGGTAGACCCACTGGCACAGGTTGGCGATGCACTGGCGCTTAGGGGCACGAACACCAGCAAGGTCAAACGCAGCGGCCAGCTCAAACTCCACCACGTCGCGGTTTTCAACCGTCTTGCGATCGACGTAATAAACCTCCTTGGGAAACTCAATATCTGATGGAGTGCCGTAGGGGTTGACGCCACCGGGGAAGTTGACGGCATCCAAAAACCGGCTCAGCGTGCGGATGCGTGTCACCTTCGCGCCAGTCAGGTCGTTGCCGAAGGTCTCGTCGTTGATGTTGATGAGGATGGCCGAGATGCTGCCGAGGAGGTTGGCAACGCGGATCTTGGGGCGTGGCAGTTGACCGTTGCCGTTGTACTCAAATCCCTCGGCTTCAATGGGCAAGGCGTAGTAGCTGTTGCCTTTCCACACCACATCACCAGCAGCGGTGGTTTGGTTAACGCCGTTGTGGAAGCGGTAAATTTCGTCGCTGCCGTGCAGGTCTTGGCGCAGTTCAATTTCAAACAGCTCAATAATCGCGTAAGGCGAGCTGCTGATTAGGTCTTCAAAGACGCTTGAGGTCATGGCTCAAACACTTGGATGAAGCTGGCGCTAATAATATTGATGTTTGCGTATTGCAATTCCCTGCTCCAACTGGGGCAAATGTACTTACCAGAAGATCCACCGGCTGGTGGCGTCCAGTCAAACGATTCAGATCCTTTGCGTGCATCAAAAAATGCTTCAATTGCATCTGCATCCGCGTTGGTTTTAGCTGTCCACTTCAAATCCCACACTTTTGGGTTTTGATTTAATCCATAGGTCAGGCGCTGTGAATAGCCATCGCCATATTGCACCGTGCGAACATTTGGTTCACTCTTTTTCGTCAAGCTGAAATCAGGCGTTGTGCCACCAGTGCTTGTACCAACCGTGGCATCGTTGAAAGTAGCCATTACGCCAGCAAGCCTCCAGGGCGCTTCTGCTTGATCAATTCTGCCTGCACAGCAGCACCAACAGCACGTCCTAATGCATTTGCGTCAGGTGCATTTCCTTGCACGCTGGAGCCGCTTGCATCGACGTTGACAACCACATTGGCGCCACCACCCTTCATGGTCACCGGAATCGTACGACCATCAGGCAGGGGCACATAGGCTTCGGGGCGACTTCCTTCGCCGTAAATGGCCATTTGCGGGCTGTTTGCAATGCCTCCGGCTGCGTAACGACGCAGATCAATCGGTCCGTTGGCAGTCATGATACCGCCATTGGCAAAACCAAGAAAATTGCCTATCGCGGAGCTACCAGGGAAAAATGCTTTTAGTGTTTGGAAAATTGCAGCTCTCATAAATATTTTGCTCAAATCTAAAAGAACCGATCGAGTGAAATCCGCAAAACTTGCTTTTCCAGTTGTTACAAATTCAGCCAACTGATCTCCAAGTCCAACAAAAGTATTCCCCAATGAAGAACCAAGATTTGCTCCAAGATTCAATGCAGAATCAGCAATTGATTTAAAGGAGGCTTTGAAGTTATCTTTGAAACTTTCCCCAGTTTTAGCGGCGCCTTCCAAGGCTTCCCGCAGTTTTTGAATTGCTTCAAGCAATTCTTCGGATGTCAATATGCCTGCAAATTTTTCAATTACTGCAGCAAGTTGTTTATTTATTTCAACGCGCCTCTTGTCTTCCTCGCTTAAAACTTTTGTTTTTAATTGTGCGTCTGCGATCAAAATATTGATTTGCGCTCTGGCTTGTGCCTCTTCGTCAAGAGCCTTTATTACGTCTGTGCCATACCCTTTAAATGCATTTTCAATTGCCTGCTCTAATTGTTGCTGAGACTGAGCGCCTTCAAGAATTGCTTGATTAACGCCAATCTGGCCGCGTTCAAGTTTTTTTTGTAAATCAAGCTCTCTTTGTAAAAATTTTGAATATTCAGCGCGAATGTCAAGACCTTGTCGCTCAAGGTTTACGGTGTCCAACCCAAGCTGTAATTGTTCATTTGTAAGGTCAATAATTTTTTTGCGCTTTTTCTCTTTTTTATCTGCCGCTCCTTCTGCGTCTAAGCCTGGCGTTGCGCCTTCGCCGGTGCCAAATAAACCAGCACCTGGTTCAAATTCTGGGAAATAGTCTTTGAAATTTTTGGTGTATTCGTTTAAAACATTGGTTACCTTGCCAAATATTTTTTCTGGAGTCGTGCCAAATGCTTCGGCAATTTTGCGCGGAAGAAATAATGCAATATCGCTAAATATTTTAAAAAGACCTCGCGAAAATCCAAACATGGTGCCGCCAATTTTCGCCAATGCTCTTCCAATGTCTCTCGCCAAATTAAACCAAAAAGTCGCAAACCTTTTGATTTGTTCTGAGTTTTGATTTGCCCAACTGATTGTCTTGGCGAGATTATCTTGCAAACCTGCGCCAATTTTCTGGAAAAATCCACCATAGTTTTCGCCTGCAGTATCCAAAGCAATTTGTAGTCGGGCACCTGCCTTTGCCGGCGAATCACCAATGATTTTGGCAATTTCGTCGTAATCATCTAATTGTTGCTTGGCAAATTTGACGAAGTCGGCAATTTTTACTTCGCCTTGCTCAAAAGCTTTTGCCAATTCCGGCAGTGTTCGACCAGTGGCTGCAGCAAACTTGGCAACAGCACCGGGCAAGCGTTCACCAATCTGACCGCCCATTTCTTCGGCGCTTACCTTGCCCTTGCTCAAAACCTGAACGGTGGCGCGGACGATTGCATTGATATCTTCTTGAGATTTACCAAACGCAACGCCAGCGGCAACAACGCCCCTGTAGATCGTTTCTGTTTCTTTCAGGCTCAATCCATTGGCACGCGCAGCTACTGAAACCTGTGCATAACCGGAAATTGTTTCCTTGAGAGAAATCGCGTAATCGTCGCTAACTTTTCTTGCAATTTGCAAATTCCGTGAATAATCTTCTTGACTGCTAGACGCTTGAGCAAGAGTTATTTTTGCAAGATTGAGATCGTTGTTGTAGTTGGCAATTGCTGCAGACGCTTGCCGCAACGGTCTAATGACCATGCTGCCAACAGCCACGCCAATACCTGCACCAGCAGCAGTACCAGCGCCAGGAATAATGCTTCCCAACGCAGCGCCACCAGCAGCACCAATCAGCTCATCTGGTCCGAGAAAGCTAGCGCCTGCTGCAATTGCTCCAATCCTGCCTCCACCACCACCGCCACGGCGTCCTTGTGCTTTTGCGGCCTGAGCTTCAAACTTCGAGGCTTGAGCAGTAGCCTCCTTAAATTCTTTGCTTGCAATATCAACACTGTTCGCCAACTCACGCCAAGAAGCGGCATAGTCCTTGAGAGTTTTTATGCTATTGGCGCCAGTTTTTTCTTGAACATCGCGCAGTTCATTTGATAAAACTTTGAATTTTGCAGAAGATATCGTTGTTTGATTTGCAAGATTATTTAACTTCGCGCTGAGACCTTGGAAGACCGCTTCGCCCTCAGCCTTGATGCGCAGCTTGATTTCCGAGGTGATTGAACTCATTTGCGGCTCGCATTCAAAACGGAAAGGGCAGCCATTTCCATCACCTGCACGCCCTCAAAGACAGCGACAGGATCCTTGACTGAATACAGCTTACAGAGCCATTCAAGACTCGGGTAGTTCAATCCTGTCAGTCCTGCCATGCTCGTGTGCCATTGCGTCGACATGCGGATGAACATCACCACGATGTCCCAGTTCTCCTCCCAGACCTCACAGTCCTGTTGTACAGCTTGCAAACGTGCAGCGGCAATCTGCTCCTCACTTGCGCCAAGAGCCTTCAGGTCGGCTTCGCGCTCGTCAACTACGCCACCTTTCGCCCAGTACTCAGCAGCGACTTTTAGTTTTTTGCCGGCGCCCCTGTCACGCTGTCGGCATACGCTTGGATGATCGCCTTCATCACATAGGGATCATCACAAAGCTCTTTTTTGTTCTTTGACGTAAAGGGAACAGGCTTGCCCTCTTCATCATTGACGCCCTCCCAGCCTTCAAGGATCCCATCAACAAGAGCGTCATCACCCTTGTCAATGAGATCGTTAAAAGCCGAGCGACTCATCTTTTTGAAGACTGCCTCAAACGTTTGAGTCTCAAAGCGATTTCCGTCAACCGGAGTTTCAACTTTGATTTCCCACTTGTAGGAAGCAGTCTTCTTGAGAACGAAGGCCATGAACAGAGATCAGGTGAACACCAGCGAAGCTTCGTTGTTGCCAGCCGTGGTGGGCAGAGCCAGGTACGGCATGGACAGCGCGATTACGCCGTTAGTATCAGCGTAGCTGCAACCGGTGATGTCTGTCTGCGCTGCGTTCAGCGTGACGATGTTGCCAGCGGTGGCGCCCAGCACGAGGCTGGTGGAACCAGTGGCAGAAGCAACAGCCTTGGCGAAGAAGTCGGTGGTGCCAACAGCAGGAGCCTCGATCACAGCCGTACCACCAGGGGCGCGGTTGGTGATCAGCACTTCCTGAGAGCTAGCGGTCTCCTTGTAGAGCAGCTCGTTGTTGAGCGCCATGTCGAACGACTCAATGCGGGAGCTGGTCACACCGTGGAAAGTGGCCGTGGTCACGTTGGTGTCGTTGATCTCGATGGCAGCAGCCTGGTTGGCAACAGTGAAGGAGCCAGACAGGGCGGTGCCGTCAGGGGCGTTGTAGATGCCGATGAACTGGAAGCTGGCAACAGCAAACTGACCAGCAGTCAGGTTGAAGCTGACAGTGCCGCGTGCGCCGGTGATCTTGTGACGAGTGCCGTCGTAGAAGCAGTAGATCGTGGCGGAACTGAAGCTGCTGCTCACCGGGGCATAGGTTACCGAGGTGGAAGCAGAAATGGTCTCGCTCAGGCCGCAGGACTTCAGCAACGGACCAAAAGCAGGAGCGGTGCCAGCAGTGCCAGAACCAGACAGCTCAACATCAAAGGTCACGCTGACGCGCTTGTTGGCAACCAAAGTGCCACGGGTGCTGTTACCAAGGAAGCCTTGATAAGAAGCCGCTTGAACGTTGTCCGACTCAATCGGAGTTACTTCAAGGTTGGTAACTTGAACCGCGTCAGAACCGCCGACAGGACTAGGGTCAGTCCCATAGGTTGTCTCAATCTTCGCGATCAGAAACTTCTTCCGAGTCAGTGCCATCGGTGGTAGGAGCGGCGGTTTCTGTGATCAGTGTAAGCTTCCCAGACTTAGGGTCAAACAAATAGCTGCCGCCCACTCCGGGATTGGGAACTTCCCTTTCAATCTTAGCCATGATGTTAGGCGCTGGTTAGTGAAGTCCTGCTCGTGCGATAGCGCACAAGGAAGTCTTGGCTAATGATACCCAAAGGCACATCAGCTTCATAAAGACTGAAGTCAGTACGGTCAGGTGTCAAGTCAAGCGCATAACCGTTGACGGTTTGATCGGCCATCAATTTTTGATGCACCTGCTGTGTGTAGGTGTCTGATGTGTCGTCAGGAATGGCAGCACGAACAAGGGTGGTGATCCTGACTCGCATCGTCCAATCCAACTTGTCGTAGAAGTTGGTGTCAATCGGTTGATCGTTGACCGGCTCCACGATCACAGCAGGCACCTCACCCCGCGCCAGAGGCTCTACACGGCTCCTGTAGACCGTTGCGCCCGTGATGGTGTCAAGATTGCTCTTGATGCGAGCCAGGATCAATTCTCGGCGGGTGTCAGCCATGGTCAGGCGGAAGCGACTTGGACAACGGTGCAGATCACGCCGGGGATACTTGGATGAGCGTAAGGACTGGTGGCTGCTGCCTCAGCGTGAATGTAGGCAGCAACGTTTGATGTTGCCCAGATCAACTCCAAGTAATCACCGGCAACAACTGGCAACACAAAATTGACGCAGCCGATCACGTTGCCGTCAACGTTGCCATGCTTTGCGATGATGCTGAATCGGCTGTCGCTAGCCGGCACGTTACCAGCGCTGCCTTCGTTGTTCTTGCGCAACCAAACGTTGATATCGTGAATGCTGTTGTCCGTATTGCTGAACTGAATTGAGAACGTAATGCTGTAAACGCCAGCGTGATCAAAGGTGATTTGAGTGCCGGAAACAACGCGAATGCCGCGACTACCAGTGTCACGTTGACGCAGGTAAATCGATGTCGGCGTATTGGCAGTTGCCGTCTGTGAGGTTAAATCCCAGAAAGAACCCCAATAACTAGGAGACGAAAAATACGGAAGCCGACTCCAAGTTGAAACCCCATCTCCAATCTTGAGATTATTTGTTTGCGTTTCAATGGCGGCTTCACCAGGAAGCAACACAGGATTTAATGCCGCCCAATTCGCTCTGGTGTTGACTTTGAAGACGCTGCTCATGACCTCAAAGTCAGACTTTGCTCAATAGTAGTTCTGAAAAAACACCGTCATCAACAGGGCGATTCTCACGCACGGTGTAAGACACGGAATCAACCGTAATAGAAGTGCCGCGAGCGGCAGTGCTGACATCAGAAGTCTTTGCCGTAAGCAAGTACTCCCGAGACAACGCCATACCGCCCGCGATCACATCCATAGGCGAATCCAGAATGCCAAGAAACGCAGTACCAGCACCAATTTGGCAGGTAACGCCAAACTCGTTCAGGAAAGCATCTGGCAATTCAGGAAACGCCATCAGGATCAGTTGCCGTACTTCTTGCTGTAAACCAGCGAGACGCCGTACACGAACACAGGGTTGGTGCCAGCTTGAGTACCGACAGCACGCACATAACGGCGCACATCGTTGGAGTTGATGCTGATCTTCTCGAAGGCAGCAGCAGAACCAGTGACCTCGGTGAAGGTCTTGCCGGTGATGTCTGCCCAAGCAGAGTTGTCTTCAGAATCCTGAAGCTTGACGTTCAGGGTAGGAGTGGTGCCACTACCAGCTTCGCAGTCGAGGACCACGATGGCTTCGCCTTCAGCATCGTTCGAGCCTTGCAGATCGAAACCGGTGCCGGTGGCAGTAGCGGTGCGGGAGTCAGCCGGAAGGAGGCTGGCGATGTAGGTCTTAGACCCCAGGTTGTGGATCATTGGTCTTTCTCCGTTTGGGAGCGGGTTTGCTTTGAACAGGATCCGGCTGCTCGTCAGCCGTAACAACAACTTCCTCGATGATGGGAGCGGGAATGGCCTTCTGAATACCGATCAACAGCAGAGCTGATTTTTTATCGGTTTCTACGTAATCACCAACTTTCACCTGCTTGAGGTCAACGATGGTGTCACGCAGCATCTGAATGCGCATTACCCGCTCCGTAATCATCAGGACAGCTTGCAGATGGACTCAGGATGACGGATGGCCACGTCATAGTCCTGCATGGCCACCACACGCACGGTGCCGGAGGCGGAACCGGTGTAAGGGTCAACCATGATGTCCAGACCGCTCCAGAAGCCGATCAGGATGTCGCTGAAGTTAGCGAACACCGCAGTGTTGTTCGGCATGGAGTTGGACACATAAGCCGGGTAACCGTTGATGGTGTTGTCGGCTTCGTAGATGAAGTTGGCATTGGTGCCGGTAGCCGACTTCTCGGTGGTCTTCAGAGTGCCGCGCAGAGCGGAGTTCATCAGATAGCCGAGACTGCCCAGCAGGGCGTTGTCGGTGCTCAGAGCGGCTTCAGCGTTCACATAGTCAGCGAACGTGGTGTAGCCGGACTCGGTGTTGATACCGGTCACGTTCAGGAAGCCGAGCGGATAAGAAGCAGCGCCAATGCCGTTGATGGCTTGGTTCTCAACTTCAATCGCGATCTGCTGAGCCAGGTCACGGCGAACCAGATTCTCAATGTCGATGCTGGATTGAAGCAGCAGACGACGGGAGTAATCGGTCAGAGCACCAATGGTGCGCGGCTGCATCGTCACTTGGTCGACGGTCAGTTGACCCTCGGTGATCGAGCCGGACTCGGCAACGTGGTACACAGTGGCACCACCGCTCTGGCGGGGCAGAGCAACCATGCCTTGCAGACCGGTCATCACAGTTGCGCCGGCGGTCTGGAGAACCAGAGCCTTACGCAGCAGGTCGATGAAGCTCTCGCTCATCAGTTCAGTGGCAACCAGGTCACCACCACCGGAGGCAGAACCAACGGTCAGGTCGCGACGGCCATAACCCAGCACATCGGCGGGAATCAGGATGCCACGAGCTTCCTTGCCAGACTTCTGCTGAGCAGCACGGCTGACTTCCATTTCGAAAGCAGCAGCACGCTGAGCTTCTTGGCTGTTGGGGTGAGCAAGAGCGTTGATGGCGCGGATAAAGGAGAAGTCACGCTTCTCTTTGTCCGACATGCCAATCTCGGCATCTTTCGGGTTCAGAGGCTTCTCTTCCACACCCATCTTTTCCAGAAGGGCAGAACGAAGCTCATCGAGGCTGCGGGAGTTAGCGATGAACTCCTGAGCCATTTCAATGTTCTTGGTGCGTTGACCAAGAGCAATCATGTCGGCCATTTCCTTAGCCTTGGCCTGAGCGGCCTCAGCGCGGATAGCCTCAACATTGAGGTTTTGATCCACGGTTGTAACTCCGTTGGGTTGACTGTGAACGGCTGAGGCCGTATCGACGTTCTCATTATGGGAGAAAGAACGTCCAATTCCAACCGAATTATCAGCCGGCACGGTGACCAGGCTTATTTCAAACGGTTGGAAACTGGTAGCGCGATAAGTCACAGGTGATGTGGACTCATCGGCTTCCATGGAGTTGATCTTGTAGCCGAAGCTGACATTGCGGATGATTCCATCCTTGATCAACTCTTGCATCTCGCGACCTAGTTCGTTGTTCGCGAGTTTTACGCGTGCATAGGCACGCTTGTTTTTGATGTAAGCCTTCTGCACAACGCCGACGATTTTGTCTGCATCGTGTTGGTACAACAGAGGCGCACCATCATTGAGACGGGTGAGATCCATGGACTTGGCATCCATGCTCAACACTTCCATGCCGTAGTAACGCTCAACAGGCGCTTCGCTGGCAAAGGGGAACTCAAGCGTGCGATCTTCGCTTTCAGAGCGAAACTCAGTTGCGAGTGAACGCTTCAGCGTCTCGCCTTCAAAGAAACGCAGCGCAGCAATCTTGCGAAGTTCAGAGAACTTATGACCGACAACAGTTTCGGTTTGTTCGTAATTGTCTTCGCTGTTTTTGCGGTACACGCGAATCAATGCAGCGGGATCTTCTTCAGATGCGTTAATCGTAAACGAAGAATCCGGCACTTCAATTACACCTTCGCGGGCAATTCGCGTAACTTTACCGCGTGCAGTGCCACCACTTGAATCCCACTCTACAAAATCACCAACTTTGACGGCGTCAGGCGCGGCACGCTCCTCTTCGCGTTCACCGGTGGCTTCTTCAAACATCATCGGATCAAAGTCGTGATCGCTCAGCCATTCGCGAGCCTCGGCAGGCGTAAAGCGGTCAGCATCAAAGCGGATGGCCTGCAGTTCAGAGGTGCCTTCTTTGATCCCATAAATAGCATCAATGCCAGCGCCAAATTCATCATTGACGCGGCGGATGCTGTCGTACTGATCAGGGTCAGTCAGGCGAGCAGCATGCTCATTGGGATAGGGGCGTCCATCGACGATCTCTTCGTTGATTTCCATGGCACGCTCCTGTGCTTTTTTAATGGCTTTGGATTTCATGTTGCTCCAGGTTTGACCTGAATCACCACCCCATGCCGCCCATGCTACGCGACCCGGCGAAGGATAGTCTTCACCATCAGGGCGGAAGCCTTTGCCCTGCTTGTCAACCTCATGGCGGGCAAACCATGCGGCCATCGTGATGACAGTTTCAGGACTCAGTTCATCACCGGAAAGGATCTGGCCGGCACGCGTAGCGGCAACATCAGTGCCACCGGGGCGACCGTCTTTCTTCCATGCGCGATAACGACGCGCTTCGGCCTTCATGCCTTCTGTTGGCATCAGGTCGATTGTTTTGTCACCAACCTTTGCCATCAGTCGATGTCCTCAAGTTCAGGTTCTTCCTCATGTTCCATCGGATGTTCAGTTGGAGCAACAGGAACAGGTTGAGAAACACCGTTGTTAGAAACCTGCGACGGGTCGGTATCAAGGACAATGCCGTACTCATCAGCAACAGCAAGTTCATGTTGACGTTGACGCATCTGATCCTCAAAGTCACCGCCGTGCAGGGCGATCACCTGCGACAGCGTCATGATGCCTGAGCGGATCAGTTCCTTGTAAGCAGCAGCTTCTTTCTGCGGGTCAACGAACTGAGCAGCGGGTGCAATCCACTTGGCTTCTTCATAACGCTCAGGGTTGCTGTCGTAATTTGGCAGATCCAGAACGCCGGCCAAAACCGCCATTTCAATCCACTTCTCGTAGACCTCTTCACAGAGCGATTCGATCAAATATTGCTGGAGTGTTTTGTAATGCGTTCTTGTTTCAAGCAGTTCCAGTCGTGAAGAGCTGTAGTTGCTCTGAGAGAAATCTGAGCTGACTTGCGTGTAAGAACAGCCAATCCCAGCAGCCACAGCTCGCAGCATTTGCTGCACAAAAGGAGTGAATGCATCATCAGGGCGATTGGGCGTGAAGAACTGCATTTCTTCACCGGGTGCCAATCGACGGATGCTGCCGGGTGAGAAGTCGAGGACAGACTCCTGATCAAACGTGCCATCTTCAAACAGCTCCTGATCCGGCGTCTTGACGAACGCCATCATGCTGCTGCTGGCGCGAGCGGCGACAATCTCCGCTTCTTCGTATCCAGACAAGTTGCGCAGGCGCATGATCGCCGTAGCAAACGCGCTAACACCACGCGTCTGGCCGGGGCGTTCAATCAAATACAAGTGAATGATGTCTTCAGCGGGAATGCGCACGCGGCGCTTCATTGCCTTGACGGCGTAAGCAAATTGGTAATCGCCAGGGTGGTAATCAAAGAAGTGATAGGCAACCGGGCGCCCCCACTTGTCAATCTCCACGCCCATTCGCACTTCATTGCCGTTCTTTTCGATGCCGCTGTAATCATCATCAAGAAGATCCGACTCGATGAGTTCCAGTCCAAGCGGCACCTTGCTGCCACCAAACGGTTGCTTGACAAGACGGATGAAGACTTCACCGGATTCAAGGACAGAGGTGATGCTGAGGCGTTGGATGTCATACCAGCTCAGCTTGCCGCCGGCGTGACAACGCTTGGCTGATGTCCAACGGTCGAATTCCTCTTCGATGCGGCGATTGATCTCATCAGCAAGGCGCCCACCACGCTGCATGCGCACTTGAGCTTGCATCCTGATGCCGGTGCCAACCACGTTGTTGCGGACAGCACGCAGGGCAGACTTGGCGAAATCGGAATCACGCACCAGTTGACGGGCGCGATTGCGAAGCATCCTGATGCTGCCTCGGATCTCACTGTCAGCCGACGTGGCTTGGCTGATCCAGTCAGACGTGAGGCGGTTGTTCTGAGCGGCGGCATACGCACGCTTCAGGTAACCATTCTTCTGCTGCGCTTCAGCCAGTTGCTTTTGCAACGCGCCGGTGCGACCGATACCGAAGATCGCCATTAACGGAACCTCACTTTGGCGAGACCGGGATTGCCGAGACCCTGACGGATTTTCTCAGCTTTCCGCTCCATTGCAATTTCAGCTTTCAAACTGTCTTGCAATTGAAGAAGCTCGGCCATCTTGTACCGCTTCAGGCTACGTCCACCGATCTGATATTCCTGCACCATCCCGCCTTGGGCGAGCGTACGGATGGCGGCGTCAACATAAGACAGGTCAATCTCAGCGCGAGATCGATCATCAAATGCACCGGGCGTGCCGGCGTACTTGGCAGTGGCCTTGACGGTGAATTGGCCGCGACCAGCGGTGTACTGCAGCGTGCTGTATGTGGCAATCGCCTGCCAAGTCCAGAGGCCAGCATCAAAGCCAGTCGTGGTTGAGGCTGGTATTGTCACCCGCCAACCAGTGCCTTCAGCAGTGCCAACAACAGTCGTGCCTTCACTTGCAGTATTCGTCCGTGCGTACCACGTAAGCGTGTAGGTGCCACTGTCGATGTTCGTGCCAATCGCATCCTTGAACGCGGGCACGTCAAAAATGACGGTGTCACCCGCGTAAATCAGGTTCGGGACAAGGATGCTCACCAGCTCGTCACGAATGAAGGATTGCTGCGCCGTACCCGCCTTTGCGGTGGCCGATATGGTGAGTCTATCGGCTTGTCAGGCAATACGTCACTTGTATCTGCTTTTTTCGCAGCCTTGCCAATACTCCGCTCAAACTGCTCAAAAATCGTGTTCCTGTTGAAGCGCATGTACAGAAAGTGCAGCGCCGCATAGCTGTACACAAAACAGTCCAATGCCTCGTTGCGATCACCCGGTCGCTTCTTCCACTCTCGAATCGCAAAACCCTTGACGTAGCGGACGACCTGACGCTCCGACGTGATTTGCTTGAAGTACTCCTGACCAGCCTCGGCGTGGAAGTGGATGTACCCCGCGCCATGCTCGTTGTGCTTCAATCTGCCGAACAACGTTGACTTGATCGTGTCAGAACCGACAGGGAACACCTCGGCCGAATTTTTCAAAACTTGCCCTTTGTAGTTAATATCCACCT